TACATGGCAGATACAGGCGATGAAGGCTACGGCCTCCAATCAAAAAATTGCGATAGCGGGATGCACAGGTGTAGGGAAAGACTTCTTAGCTGCCAATTTAATATGGTGGTTTCTTTGCACACATGAATATCCGAAGGTAATTTGCACTGCAGTTAAAAAGGAAACGCTTACTGACAATCTTTGGGGAGAACTTTCTCGGCTGCAAAGACGCTCAAGACTGATTCAAGAGCTGTTCGTTTTTGGCATGACTAAGATTGCGGCAAAGGGAGCAGAGGAAGAGTGGTTTGCTGTAGCGCGGACAACCTCGAAGAAATATTCGGCAGGGGGAGGAAATGCCCAAGCTGAAGGTCTGGCCGGAAAGTATGCTGACGATACCCTTGCCGTAGTAGACGAGGCTTCTGGCGTAGATGACGCAAATTTTGACGCCCTAGAAGGCAGCGCAAATACTCCTCGGCGTAAAATGTTAGTTATCGGCAACCCCCTAAGAAGAACTGGCAGGTTTGCTAAGATATTCTTGGATCAAAGATTTGGGGACGGCTGGTATAAGCAGAATGTTAGCTATCTTGATTCAATCCGAACTTCAGGAACCCCGGAGGTTAGGGCTATTCGTGAGAAGTGGATTGAGATGTACGGTAAAGAATCTGCCTATGTGCAAGCTAGAGTTTTTGGGAAGTTTCCAGAATCAAGCACAGACGATACGGTGTTTAGCCGAGAAGAAATCCAACTTGCCATGGAGAGGGAGGTTCAGGAGGACCTTGAACAGCCAATATGTATTGGGATTGATGTTTCTAGATTTGGTACAGATGAGACTGTTTATATAGTTCGTCGTGGCATGAAAATGCTCGACATGGTTTGCGAGTCCAAGACAGATGGTCCTCAGGTTGTTGGCCGTGCGATCAGTTTGGCAGGGAAGTGGGCCAAGCCCTGGGAGGAGCCTCGTCATTGCGTGGAGTTTCGAGTAGACGAGACAGGTCTCGGAGGGTCTGGGGTGGTAGACCCCTTGGTCGAGCAGGGGTGGATGGTCAGGGGAGTTCACAATGGCTCGAAGTCGTATATGCCGGATGACTATTATAATCTAGGATGTGAGCTTTGGATGGAAGATGGTAAGGATGCAATACAGTCCTGTTCGATCATAGAAGACGAAATTCTTGCTAATCAGTTAGAAATTAGGCAATATAAGTTCACAGGGAAAGCTAGACAAAGACGGCTCATGACAAAAGATGAAATGCGAAGATCTGGCATTGGAAGCCCCGATAGGGCTGATGCTTTTATTCTTGCATTTGCAAGCTCTGCGAAAATTGGCCTGGGAGAGGCTGCATTAAAAGAATCCATATCTTTTATGTAAAATGTTCGAAAGAATAAAAAAGACACTTGGGTTTCAAGGGGCTGAAACCAGAACAGATGCCGCTCTTGTGCAGGCTTTTCTGCGTGGAGATGACCTTCCTTTTCAGGGAGAAGGTGTATTCGACCATGGAGTACAGGACCCCTACAGTCAGAATATAGCTGTATTTAGATGCATTAATATAATTTCGAGTTCGCTAAGCAGAGTTCCATTGAGACTTATGCGGAAGGACAGGGAAATAACTGGAGGTAAAGTTTACTCACTTATGGACTCTCCAAACCCTGTTCAGAATGGAATTGAGTTTATGAACATGCTCCTTACTCAACTCCATATTTCGGGTAATTGCTTTATATATGTAGACGAAAGAAACTCTGATAAAATACCAAGATCCCTAATGCTATTGCCTCCGGGGGCGGTTTCCCCGATCAAGGGTGCGAGCATCTACGACCTTCTTGGTTGGAAGGTAAAAACAAAGGGAACTAAGTACGCAGAGGTGAGCAAGTCAGATGTAGTTCATATTAAATACTCATCGGATCCGAATGACCCAATAATGGGCTTGGGGCCTACAAGAATAGCTCGCTTGGCTGTAGATACTGACTTTGCGGCTGCAGTTTATAACAGAAGCGTAATGAAGAACGGAGGCCTGCCTTCCGGCATACTTTCCTATAAAGGCCCTGGAAAGTTAACCGAAGAGATGAAGGAAGAGATACGGCAAAGCTGGTATCGGACTTATGGCTCTCCAAGGTCATCTTCGAGACTTGCGGTTACAAATTCTGACTGGAGCTTTCAGGCTACAGGAACCAGTCAAAAAGAGATGGAGTTCCTTCAGGCAAGAAGGTGGAACCTAGTAGATATCGCTAGAGCATTCAATGTTCCCGTCATGTATCTAAATGATGATTCTGCGGGGACACTAAGCGAAGCCAGCATAACAATACAAAGGAGGATGTTTTACGAAGAAAACTTAATCCCCCTCGCTAGGAAGATAGAAAAAATTATAACATCTGAGCTTTTGTCGAAAATTGACAACATGCTTAGAGTTGAGTTTGATTTTTCGAATATAGCCGCATTACAGGTTGACTACAATGCGAGGGTTGATGCAGCTAGGGAGCTACATCGAATTGGATTTAGCATTAATCAAATCAACGAGCGGCTTGATCTTGGATTGAAGGATGAGCCGTGGGGGGATGATCACTTAGTTCCAGTAAACATGGTTCCTGCTCAAGATGTAGTTGATCATTCGGTTCAGCTTCCAAGTTCCGACTCTCCCAGCTCTATTGTCGATTCACCAGCTGAAGAGATTGCAGGAAATGCCAGTCGGGAACAGCAGTGGGGTAAGCTAACAAGGGATCTTCACAAGATCGACAAAAAGTTCACGAACAAGATGAGGAGAATGCTCTTAAGCCACCGAAGCTCGGTTTTGCGTTCCTTAGTCGACTCTTCGGATTATAGCATTGATATAGCTAGGGAGGCCTTAGGAAAAGTTGACTCAGCAGCTTTCGCCGAAGGTCTTATTCCGATGTTGATATCGGGCTATGGCGAGGGTCACTCTTCGGCACTTGAAGCAATACAGATTCCAGAAGACACCGTTAAAAGTCTCAGTAGACAAGCAATTCAAGAGGCTGCAGATTATTGTTCTGGTAGATATACAACTTTAATACAGCTTTGTGAGGAAGCTAAAGATTTAGTTGATCAGGAAATTTGCACAGGTTATTCTATGGGCGAGGGAGCAGAAGAAATCCGAGAGCGTATACGCAAGGCTTATAATAAGATAATTGGGAAAGCTAAAATGATATCGAGAACTGAAATTTTCGCGGCTAGCAATTTTGCTCGATACAGAATATTCGAAGGATATAGCTCTGAAGAGAGCATTTCTTGGCTCAGTGGCGACTGCTCAAACCATCGGGGGGCATTCGAATCGATCAAGCTTGGGTCTCTCTTTCCCGGTGGGCTTAGGTACCCAGGCGAGAATGGCGAACAGGATTCCCAAAATATCGGCTGTAGCTGTATTGTTGTACCTAGCGGCAGTTTACTTGTCTAACCTTAAAAATTATACAAAAATAAACTTTGAGCTTACGCTCGAATAGAATGGGTGAAAATATGGAAGAACAATCCAAAACAATCAAATCTTCTGACGCTACAACTGGTGCTGGTCAAATTAGTCCGGATTCGGGAAGCTCAGAACTAACGCGAGCAGGGCTGGCGGAAAGTCTTGGTATATGTCGGCCATCCGGCGACCTTGAGGGAGACCTTAAGACTAACAAAAGGGTTCTCTTGGAGAGAGGAATTTCGATTCGCTCGGCAAGGTCAGAGCCCGACATGGGCGAGAACATCGTTCAGTTTATTGCATGCACTGAGGGGATCAAAAGAGACGGCAATCGAGTTAGGAACGACGGTTGGTCTTTTGACAACTTCGCAAAGAATCCTCAGTTTCTGTGGGCACATGATTATAGTTCATTGCCAATCGGCAAGCATGTTCAGTGGAAGGTGGACAAGGTTGACGGAGAAAGTGTGCTTCGTCTTTGGAGTCAATTCTGCTCTGAAGATCTATACCCATTTGCGGATAAGGTTCGCAAGATGTATGAGCAAGGCTTTCTTCGAGCTGGCTCTATTGGCTGGATCCCCCTTGAGTACGAAACGATCGTAGACAAAAATGGCTATACGGTCGGGTTTGATTTTCTCAAGAATGACCTTTTGGAGTTTTCCGCTGTTCCTGTTCCCAGTGATCCAAATGCTTTAATAGAGGCTGTCCAGAGAGGTGTTCTTTCCGGAGAAGACATGGAGAAGCTGGTGCAGAACAAAAAGCGGGGAGATAATCTAGGGGTATCATATCGTCTATCAAATCAGAATCATCTTTCGGATGAAGTTGCACCTGAAGCTGAGGTTGCATCTGAGCATGAATCAGATAGTTGCGTTGTGGAATCCGCAGAAGATTTGACTGAGGTGAGACAGGAAATAAATGAAGAGATTGACTGTGAAGATCGAGACGGCGGGGATTCTTCGGCTGAATTGAGCCAGGAGGAAGAGCGCCTAGTTGCAGAGACGCCAGACCACGAAGAAGTCATTTCTGAGGATAGAGGCGACATGGAAGACGACGAGAAGTACGAAGATAGCGATGGTATGCCTGATGTGAAAGAAGAGCTGGTTGCCGTTCTCCAGGAAGCAAGCAAAGATTTTACCACAAAGATTATATCGGCTGTGATGTCTGTTTTAGGGGATTCTAAATTCGAATCCTCTTTGGAAGAAGATGGGGATGTTCGACTTGAAGATGAGGCTCTTGGGCTGGATGGGCCTGTTTCAGATGTTTTCGGTATGGAAGCTCATGTTTCCGAGGACGCCTGTGAGGAACTTGAGGAGGTTGATCAAAGGCTAGAGCAGCGCATTGGTGCTAAGGTTTCCAAGTCAACGAAAGATCGCCTATGCCGGTGCAGGGACAATCTCAGTGATGTGGTCAGAGAGCTTGATAAGATGCTTGAGGAAAGAAAAAAGGAAGACGATTCAGACATGATGGAGGTCGAAGTCCCTGAGAAGGACGAAACAACTCTCTCTGTAGGGGAAGATGCATCTGTTGGAAAGATCGACTGGGGTCGGGCGACAGAGATCGCAACTAGAATACAAGAAGATCTAAATCTTAAGGAAAAACAAGTAGAAGGCGAGGAAGCTGCAGGGGGCGACGTGAAGAAAGCGTCCTTGTCCCTTCTTGCCAACAAGGCGCAAGACCTTCTCGATTCTATAGGTAAAATCGAAAGAACTCCGAATAAGTCTGTTGAAATTAAGTCAGACTATCTTAAGAAAGTGGTTGATCAATCTAGGAACTACTCTAAGTAATTTGACTAAATTAATTTAATTTTGTACCATAAAAACTTGTCGGCATACGGCATTTTAATGCATCGTGTGCATCGTCAATGTTCAAGTAGATTTAGCGTTTGTAAGTCTAGTAAATTTTAACAAAAGAAAGGAAATAAAATGGCTTCAGAAAAAAATGTTATTGTTCGCGGTAGTGAGGACGAAAATCTTCACACCATGATGGAAGTTCTTGAGGGAATTTCTGCTCGCACTAAAGAACTTGGCGATGTTGGTAGCGAGGTAGACGAGCTTAAGGGTGCAATTGAGCGTCTTTCTGCTCGATGTGATCAGCTTGACAAGGAACTGCCGATGGGGCAGAAGGTCTTCTCTGCTGAGACTCCGGGCAAGAATACTGCTCTTCGTGAGTTTGGAAGCGAGATCACCCGTGCTTGGCGTATGAAGCAATATGGCCGTTCCGGACAGGGAGGCGCAGCTGGTAACGATGGCGATGAGGCTACTGCTGGTAGTGTTCTCGTTCCGCAGCTTACCTATGATAAGGTTGCCCGTATTGTAGAAGAGGCATCTATCATTCGTAATATTGCTACGGTTGTTCCAATGTCCTCCAACACGATGGTGATGCCAACTCGTTCAAGTGGTCCTTCGGTTTCTTGGCTAACCAACCAAGGTTCAGCTCAAGCAAGCAAGACTTCTGTTGTATTCGAGAACAACACCCTTACCAGCAAGACTCTCATGGCAATTGACGAGGTTTCTGCAGAGCTGGATGAGGACTCGATTGTTGCTCTTGAGCCGTTCTTCGCGCAGATGTTCGCGGAGGCAGTTGGCAAGGAAGAAAACAAGCAGGCTTTCAATTCTACAAGTCCCTTCACTGGAGTTGCTGCCGACACCAACATCACCTCCGTTGAGTTCGCCAACGATGGCCAGACCTTCGCCAGCGTTACTCACTCTGACCTCGTAAATGTTCAGTACACGGCAGATCCCAAGGTTATCCATAAGGGTACTTGGATCATGCACCCTGACGCATTCAAAGAGTGTGTGAACCTTAAGGACTCCAATGGTCGCCCGATCTATGCTTCGGCATGGTACGGTGGTGGTCCTGCCACTTATGCTCCGCAACCAAATGAGCCAATCGCACAGCAGGCCCAGGCGTCGATTCTTCTCGGTCGTCCCGCCTACCTGACGGAGACCATGCCCACGGAGGCGGCGAGTGCAATCTTCGCTGTGTTTGGTGATTTCAGCAAGTTTGCCTTTGGTGATCGCAAGCAGATGACCATTGACTGGTCGGATCAGGTTTACTACGAGTGGGGTAACCTGGCGCTCCGCGTTCGTGAGCGTATTGCGATGAAGACCCTCATCACGGGAGCTTTCGCTCGACTTGCTGTCGGTAACGGCGGTAACTAATAACCCAGCCTGAATTAGGCTTAGGTTAGAGAGGGGTGCGGGGATTTTCTCGCACCCCTCTTTTTTTGACCCATCCGCATAGATGAGGTAGAATAAAAGAATGAAAATCAAGCTATCTGAAGAGGTGATGACATCTATTGGCGTGCGAGGCCCTGGCGAAATCCTTCTTCCCAAAGAGGAAGCTGTAAGATTAATCGGCGAAGGAAAGGCGTCCCTACTATCGCCGCCCGCAGGATTTGTAGCTAACGATCGAGGCGGGTACGTTGATCGCATTATCAAGACTTTAATGCGTCGATAGTCGGGTTGTTTTTCAGTGTCGATAAAGTGGTCTATTCTTGTGGCGACCACAAGCAGTCGTCTTGCAAAATTCTTTACCCCCTTGGTTCTGGATCTAGAGAATCAAGTTGCCAGAGCCAAGGTAGTGGAGTCGGTTGAGGTAATAGCACTGTTCGACTCGAAGTTGATGACAATAGGAGAAAAACGAAATATCCTATTAGGTTCGGCTCGCGGCGAATATATATCTTACATTGATGACGATGACGTAGTTAGCTCGCATTATGTAGAAAGAATATTGAGGGAGATAGAGAATCCGATAGGTCCAGACCTAGTTACGTTTAACATTTATCGTCAGGCGGTTGGAACTCCAGATATGCTCTGTAGGCACAGGATTGATGTTAAAACTGACGGAAAGGTGGGAAGTGATGGTTCTTGGGTTTCACCTCCTAATCATATAATGGTGTGGAAAAGAAATATTGCACAAAAAGCAAGATTCCCAGATAAAAACTGGATGGAAGATTACGACTGGTCTCGGGGCATATTAGGACATGTAAAAACCTCTGTTAATATTAATGAGGTTTTGTATTGGTATAGAATGCAAATTGAGCTGGCAGAAGCAAAAGGTGTACCTTGGAAATATCATGGCCGACCCATCGTAGGGTAGTTTACGGGGGCCACCTTGGTTACGGTTTGGCCAATAGCAAGCTTAGGGAGGCGCTTGCTAGCAGGGGTGTAAGAATAAGAAGAAGGGCAAAGATAGTTTTTCATCTTTGTAGGGCAGATGTGTTTAAGCCCATAAAAAAGAGAAAAAATATTCTTTTTACAATGTATGAAGGAACTCCAGTCCCAGAAAGCTTTGCAAAATCCTTTGCTAAGGCCGACTTGCTATTGACGCCGTCGTATTTTTGTAAGGACATGTTTGATCCTCTGTGTAACGGCAAATCATTTTCAATAGTCCCCCTTGGCTTAGATGGTAAGGGGCATGTAGTTCGAAAGTCTTCCTGGGTGGCGGGGGAAACTTTTGTTTGGCTTTGGGTCGGCGCACCCAATGCTCGAAAAGGCTGGGATACTCTGATCAAAACATGGCAAAGGTTTTTTGCAAAAAAGCCTTGGATGCACTTGTTTCTCAAGACAACCTCGCCTGTTTCAGAAGGAACTGTTGAAACATTTGGAAATGTCACTTTCGATAGCAGAAGGTATACTGACGAAGGCTTGCTTAATTTATATGCCAAATGTGATGCCTTTGTTTTGCCAACTGCAGGGGAGGGCTGGGGGCTTACTTTGACGGAGGCAGCGGCAGCTGGACTCCCCTTAGTGACCACTCGCCACGGAGGGCAAGTTGATTTTCTATGTGATAAATCAACATACTTTGTAGATTATAAGTTTAAGCGAATAACTACAAACGAAGGAACTCCTTTCGATGCGGCGATAGCAGATGAGCTTGATCTTGCGAGGCAAATGATCAATCTAATGAATAATTACGAAGATGCATCAAGTAGTGCGTTGGAATATCAACCTGTCATTGTAGAAAAATATACATGGGAAAATTCAGCAAAGAAAATTATAAGCTTGATAGAAGGAAGTTTTACGGATGAAAAATAGGTCGGTAGTTCTGCTTACTACTTGGAATAGGCCAAAGTTGCTTAGGCAGTCTTTGCCTCAAATACTGGAAGAGGCCAGTAGGATTGATGCAGATCTTATCATATCAGATGATCAATCTGATAATGAGGAAACCAAATCTCTACTTGCCTGGGCCAAAGATAAGGGGGCAAAGGTAATACAGAGGGACTACAAAAGAGAAGGCATCACGGCTCACCAAGCTACGGGATTAAATAATCTTTTTGGATTTAGGTATCTTTGCGACAATTACCCAGAGGCAGAGCTATTTATAAAAGTTGATGATGATACCTACCATAGCGAGGGATCGCTGTTAAAAATGGTTCAGGCATGGGATCTTGCCATCGAAGAAGGGCACGATGTCCTACACATGAGTGGCCTAGCAACAGAGTTCGAGAAAAGAATTAAGTCATATGGTTCTTATTCTGAAATTCGTAAGGGTTGCAATGCGGCCATAGTATACAGGGCAGACGACTGGCGGCTTTTTCTCAGAGAGGCTGACCCTCGTAATGTAATGACGGATGGATTTGATGTTCATTTCATGAGGCTTCATTGGGTTCGCCATCGACCGGGATCCCGTCCTATGGCCGTCAATCCTAGTGTGGTTTTTCACACTGGATTAACAGGGGTTCATGTAATAGGCCGCGACATAAACATAGATTTTTGTGGCCCAACTAGCTCAATCGCGATGGAATAACAATGAAGCCTGTCGTCAGCGTAGTTATGGGGTACCACAACAGGGCCAGCCTTCTTAGGCGAACGCTTGAATCTTACGAGCACCACTACTCTGACATCAGGGATCAAATTGAATTGGTTATCGTGGATGATGGATCTGCCAACAGAGACGAGCTGCCCGCCCTGCTCCAAGAATTCAAATTTAAATTTAAGACATACCGCCTTGATAGGCCTGGTGCAGGATCTCGCAATCCGTGCATTGCATACAATAAGGCAGCAGATATGGCCTCGGGGGATCTTATAAATTTGACCAACCCGGAAAACATCCACCTAGGCCCCATAATTAAGGACGCAATAGGCCTCGCAAAGGAGGGCACTTATTTGGTATATGCATGCCTTAGCTTGAACAGGTCGCCGAAGAAATATTCCGATTTGCCTAGAAATTTGAGTCGATATGTAGATGGGAATGTGATTGACTGCTGGTATCAGCATAGTGTTTATAACAATAGGCTCCTTCATTTTTGCACATTTATAGAGCGAGGAGAATTCGAGAAAATTGGTCGCTTTGACGAAAGGTTTGCGGGCGGATCGGGCTATGACGACAATGATCTTGCCCAGACAATTGTATCTAGGGGGATAAAAATTAATTACAGAGACGAAATTTATTGCGCCCACCAGCCGCATGAAAGAAACTGGGATCAAGAAAGCACATTTAAAAACCTAGGTGTTATTTGTGAGAAGTGGGGATTTTTCCCTATTGAAAAGTGGAAGGTTGACCAAGAACAGTCGCAGTTGGAGGCAGCGGCATTAAGTGGTAGAAAACCATTATTCTTAAGAGGCTAAAATGTCAAAATTTAAAACATCAAGCAGCAATCCCTATTCCCCGCACAAGGCGGGGCATCATATGGAAAAGATAGGGCAACTAAGGCGAGGAGAGCAGATTAATCCATCGTTCATTCAGATAATGATGTCAGATCTGTGTAATGAAAACTGCTCGTTTTGCGCCTATCGAATGGACAACTATACGTCAAACAAGTGGTTTGGAGAATATGATCCAATTAGTAAAATTGTAAATAACAACCCCAATAGAATGATACCGTTCGACAAGATTAAAGAGACTATCGATAGCTGCGTAGAGATGGGAGTCAAGGCAATCGAGTTTACTGGTGGCGGTGAGCCCACTGTCCACCCTAGGCATCTTGAGGTTTTTGAATATGCGCTATCTAGGGGAATTGAGATCGGCCTAGTAACTAACGGTGTCATATTGAGAGATGGCATGCTTGACTTGGTGCCTAGGTTTAAGTGGGTTAGAATTTCTGTGGACGCGGCCAGCCGCGATACCTACGCGAAAATGAGAGAAGTGCCCGAGTCTTTTTTCGACAAGGTAATTAAGCATATTTCCCAGATAGTTGAGGCTAAGTCTGCTGCGGGGACAAATCTAGTTGTAGGCATAGGATTTGTGGTAACAAGAGAAAACTATAAAGAAATTCGGGAAGGTGTTAAGCTTTTCCATGGCCTGGGAGTGGACAACGTGAGGCTATCTGCCGTGTTCCAGCCTGAGGACGCTGAGTATTTCCAAGAGTTTTACGAGCAGGCGCGAGATGACGCTAGGTTTGCGGTGGATGAGTATCAATCCAGAGACTTTAGGGTTTTCAATCTTTTCGGGGACAGACTGAGCGATTTAGATCAGAAGAATCCCGAGTATGAGTTTTGTGCATTTCAGCAATTTCAATGCATAGTCGGCGGGGATCAAAATGTTTACCGCTGCTGCAATACTGCGTATAATCCAGTTGGATTTCTAGGATCAATAAAACACCAGTCATTTAAAGATTTTTGGAGTTCAAGGCAAAAGATAGAAGCGATAGAAAACTTTGACGCGAGGCAGTGCGAGCGTTGCATGTTTAACTCCAAGAACAGGTTTATCAATTATCTGATAGATGAAAAACCTGATCATGTAAACTTTGTATAATATGTGGAACTTAACCCAAGTCCCCAAGATTGCTCACTTTTATTGGGGCAATAAAACCTTAACGCTAGATCGATTCCTTTCCATAGCCTCATTCTCTCTCTTGAATCCGGATTGGGATGTTTTTTTGCATAGGCCAAGTGATCTATCTGGGGAGTTAAATGCAACATGGAATACCTACGAACATAAAAGATGCAATTCTGATAATGGCTATGAATGCTACTGGGAGAATCTGCGCACATTAAAAAACCTAACCGTCAAGGTCCATAATTTTACTAACCTTCCTTCTTTTTCTGAGGTACATAGGTCGGACTGTTTAAGGTGGGATTTGCTCGCTGATATTGGCGGGTTGTGGAGCGATTTGGATATTCTTTACATAAGGCCAATGAACGAGCTTTATTTCAATTGTGAAGATAATGAATTACGGGGAAATGAGGGTGAAATGCAGTTGCTGAGGCCCGGAGAAATAAGGGAGGCAATTTGCATTAGTTCATGGCGAGACTTTGTATATAACTCAATAGGCTTTCTTTTGTCTGCGCCAAAATCTTCCCTGTTTGTGGACGTCCAAGAACAAAAAAATAGATTGCTAAGGGAGGGTAGTGCAGAGATCCTGATGGGCAGATATCAATCTTTAGGGAGCGATATACTTAATAGTATGTTTCCTTTGTCTGATGTTCCCCAGCGCATAAGCGGATACACAATTCCCAAATGCGACTTGGTTAGTTCGGATTATTTTAACATGGCGACAGTTTCAGTCTTGGATCTGAACAGCGCAGTAAATATATCAAGAGAGGTTGTGTATCCATACGACAGCTTTGAAATAAAACGCATACTTCACCCCAATGCGTGCGAAAACTATTTGATCACGGATAAGACAATCGGAATTCACTGGTACGCAGGCGATAGCGCGGTCGGTAAATATATGAAAGCTATTAGCAGGGAAGAAATCGCGAATGGGAAAGATTGCATTCTCGGGGACTTGATATTTGATTTTGTTAAGTCTTTTGAAAGCGATTTATTCCCCGCTTAGTTCGATATAGTATCGGGGAATGCCGGACAGTAACTCTACGCTCGAAATCAATACGCTAACACAGGACAGCGGTTCTATTTCTTTGGACAGTAACTCAGGATCGCAGTCCTCGTTGTCGGAGAGTGTCCTAAGTCAGACCTCTGGCTCAATCTCTGTCTCTACGAGCGCAGATGATTTGTCGACTCTTCTGCCAGATGACCTTAAACTGTCTCAGACAGGCGAGTCTTATTATTCTCGCCTGGATAGCATATCTGCACCAGACTTCACCATAGGGGCTTCGGGGGATAGAAAATTGATATTTGGAGGATCGGTATTCCCGGTGACGGGGGGACAAACTGTTTACATGGGATCCAGCGTGGACCCCACAGAGGCCAATGCAAGGATTTCCCTGATACAATGCACCGTCAAGCAGATCCAGGTTTCTTCGAGCGTTGCCCCAGGAACGGGAGAGTCGTTCACCTATACCCTAATGAAAAACGGGACCGCAGATTCAACTTTTGTTGTTACAGCGGAAAACTCTAATCAATCTGGGAGCATTTCGGACTCCACGGGACTTGCCTTTTCCAATGGCGATTTCATATCGCTTAGGCTGGTAACCAGCAGCGGCGCCTCTAGTGCTCATCATAGCTTCTCAATTAAAATTGATTGAGCACAAGAATGTAATTATTATAGAGGAGGGAGCTTTGCCAACAGGAGGAAAACCAGCATGCTTCAGAAGATTCGCAATATTAAGACCGTAAAAGAAGTTTCACTACTGATAGCGGTGCTGCTATTCTCGGCGCAGCCCGCACTGGCAATCGAGGGCACTAGCCCGATCGTCGTCCAAAACGGAGCGATCTCGCTCGATACCGTCCCGGTCGCATCCGGCGGCACCGGCCTGACCTCGGCCACCGACGATACCGTAATGGTCGGCAACGGCTCGGCGTTCGAGCTCAAGGCGCTCACGAATTGCAGCGGCTCGACGGATGCCGTCTCGTACAATACGACGACCAACGCCTTCGGCTGCAACACGATCTCCGCGGGGTCGACGGTCTACCCGGAAATCAGCTTTAACGCCGAGACCAAGCTCGACCAAGACAACAACACGCTCTACGTCGGCGTCGGCGGCAAGGTGTCGGCCACAAAGGACAACGTCGTCGTTCCGATCGGCGCGGGCACGCTGGCGAATCTCCGCTGCCGGGCATCGGGCACCGTCGGCGGCACCTCGCTCGTCGCTACCCTCCACAAGGGCACCTGCGGGAGCGAGTCGGCCACCTCGACCACCGTCACGATCAGCGGGACGACGGTCGCCTCCGACGCGTCGAACAGTGCCTCGATCACCGCCGACGATTGCATCGTGCTCGCACTTGTCGCGAGCGGCGACACGAACGCTGTCCACGTCTCCTGCTCGATCCAGAAGACGGCCAACTAAGCGGGAGTAGCTTTAAGGAGTAGATTTAGCTATAAGTAGTTAGATGAAAAGCCGGGCAAATAGACTGGCGGGGGTCGTCATTGCGGCGACCCTCGCCCTGCCGACGCCAGGGTTTAGCTTAGATTGGGAAAACAGTGGATCCACTGTCGCGATCCCGAGTGGTCAGACATTGAACGCCACGGGGACAGGGGAGATCACAGCAACCTCTATCAATGGCACCGCGACCGATGGGTCGAGGTACATTGACCTTCAGCAGAATACCGCCACCCCAAGTGCCCCCGCCGATGACTACACAAGGCTTTACTGTGACAAGGACTTCATCACCACAGGCATTGACGCTTGCTTTGAGTACACCAACGGCACCACATCCCCCGGCCCAAGGACAATCACCGAGAATCAAGATGAGGGGATGTTTATAACCTTGATGGGAACTCCTCCTTCCACCGCCGCCCCAAGTGGGTATACCAAGGTTTACGCGAAGAGCAGTGACTCCAAACTCTATCACTACCCCAACGGGGGATCGGAAGAGTTGATTTGCTCTGGAAGTTGCTTCAGCGGTTATCTGGCTTACGCTGCAAGTGCGCTAGGCACTAACAATGATTACTATCAGAACTGGAGAGCCATTTCAGGTGATAATGGACACGTTAGTAGCAGCACATCAAACCACCTTACGATTCTCC